AATGCGCTGATGCGCGATGGTCATGATGAAGAATCTGCTCACGCCCTTGCGATCGGAGCTGTTGAACGTTGGGCAAGCGGAGGCGGAAACGTCACCCCCGAGGTAAGGGAAGCAAGCCAAAGAGCCGTACAGGAGTTCGAGGAACTCCGCGCTCACCATCCGTAGCGCTGGACAGACTCGCTTCCGCGCTGAACGCGTGTGAAAAAGCCGGGCTGAATCCGAAGTTGAAGCATGGCATCGTGTTCACGGACGCGGCGATCATACTCCCGATCAAAGATCGGTGGGTAGTGCGGATGCTGACAAAGCCAGGTAAGTGATAGCGGCGGCGAGTACCTCGGGATTGTCCTGGAACATCCCGAGCCCGGTATTGCACTGGTCACACAGCAGCCCCCGGACTCTCAGGGTCTTGTGGCAGTGATCCACGGATAGGCGCGTCTTCCCTATCGGGGGTCGCTGGCAGATGGTACACAGACCACCCTGAGCTTCCGACATGACGTCGAACTCTTCACGAGTGATGCCGTACTTCCGGAACATCCTGTCATTATTGTGCTTCTCGCGACGGTTCGTGTAGTTCTCGACATAGAACTCTCTGAAATGCTGCTTCCGCTTGTTGCGGAACTCGGAATCTTCCTCGTACTTCCGGTTGTACCAGTCGCGGTAACAGTTCCGGCAGCGAGTTTGCAGACCATCAGGCTTAGACCTGTTTTTATGGAAAGCCTCGAACGACAGACGCTTCTTGCAGATAGTGCAGACCTTGGAGTTCTCCAGGTCATCTGTTTCCTCAAAGCGTGGAGCAGGTCTAGGCATTATGTTGCGCTTCCGTTAGAGGTTGTCAACATAATCGTATTAAATTAGGAGCCGTGTGGCAACTACCCTTACCGACGACGGTCAGATAACCTTCGCGTCTTTTCCCATAGACAAAATGGAGACAAACGACGACGGCGATCTGGTCGTGTTCGGAAAGGCTTCCGACGGTTCCGTCGATGCCGACAACCAGGTCGTGAGCCCGACCTGGATGGCGAAAGCCGCACAGGAGTGGCTTGCCACCGGCGCGAATCTGCGAGTGCAGCACTCGCCGCAGCGCGACCCGGCTGGCATCGGACTGGAAGCCAGCACGGACAGCAGTGGAGCAACCTGGGTCAAGAGCCTGGTCGTGGAGCCAATTGCCCAGAAGCTGGTCGCCAAGGGTGCGTTGAGGGCATACTCGGTCGGAATTGCCAGACCCACCATCGAACGCGATGTCACCGGCAAGGCACGCGGCGGGATTATCACTGACGGCACCCTGGTCGAGATCAGCCTGGTTGATCGCCCTGCGAACAAGTCCTGCGGATTCCAGCTCGTCAAGAGTGACGGCGACGGCAACCTGGAGTATGTCGGCAAGGTCTTCGGCGATGACGAGGTAATCGCTAAGTTCACCGAGGCGGAAGTCACCAAGGGTATTGAAGGCGGGCACGAGGGATTTACTCCTTCGACTCCGAATGACATCACCCTGGACTTCACCCCGAATGACCTGATGAAGATCCTGCAGAACAAGATGGTGGAGCGTCACTACGATGACCTTGCTCTCAAGGCGGTCTACGACGCCGAGGGTGAAGTTTACAAGCGCGATATCGACACCGCGACCCGGCGCAGTCTCGCGTCCCAGGGGCACGCGCTTAGTGATGGCAGTTATCCGATCGCCAATACCGAGGACCTGCACAATGCAGCCATCCTGGCACGCGGCGGTCACGGCAACGTCTCAGGCGCACGTGCGCTCATAGCCAGAAGGGCAAAGGATCTCGGTGTGGCAAATCCGCTTTCCGATACTGACAACGACAAGCTCGACGGGGTAGAGGAAGTTCTCCCCAAGGAAGCCACTCCCGAGGTCATCAAGGACCCGGAAGAGACTTCTGAGCCTGAAGCCGAGAAGGCGAAGAAGCCTGCCAAGGGCAAGAAGATGCCCCCGTGGCTGAAGCCCAAGGACGGCGACTCCGACGACGACTCCTCCTGCAAGGAAGAGCACGCGCACACGGAGAAGTGCAGTCCCAGCGGCACTCCCAAGTCCACCAGCGGTGCTTCGGATGCCGCGGACATGCAGGAGATTCCCAACACGGGTCCGGCTCCCGAGAGCCCCATGCCCGCGGGCATCAAGAACGCCTCCCCCGAGACCTCCGCGATGCTCCGCTTCAAGTCCATCGGTATCGACACCGACCTGGGTCGGCTGCACGATCTGACCTGCCCTGCGTACCACCCGGAGGACGTGAGCAAGTATCATCCGCTGACCGACTTCACCACGGTGATTGACGAGAGCCTGTGGCAGCGCAAGGCGCTGGATGCAGCCACCTCCAAGTCGCTTACCGAGGCGATGGCGATGCAGGAGGTCTGGCAGGCGGTCAGCATCCTGAAGGGCGCCGACTTCGCCGAGCTGAATGACTACCGGCTGGAGACGCACAAGGCGTTCCGGGACGCGAACCCCGGGGTGGGGGGCTATCCCAGTCCCGGGAGCATGTCTCCCGGGAAGTACAACCGTCCCCTGGTCACCGCGGGTCACGAGGCTAGCTCTCCCGGGCACATGCCCCCGAACAGCTCCCCGGGTGTCGCCGGCGGTCCCGTCCACGCGGGCAGCTTCGACCGTCCCCCGCTGGGATCGGGTCACCAGACCCCGAGCCCCGACTTCATGAAGCGCGACGCGGAGTACCCGAGGGAGCAGGGCGTCCTCACTCACCTGAACTACGCGGCGATGGAGAAGGAGCATTCCCGGCAGGCACTCAGCCGGGTGCACGAGCACCTGTCCCGGCAGTTCCCCGAGGTGTGCCCGATGGACACGTACACCCCCGTAGTCCCTGCCGCCAACCCTGTTCCGGCTCCCGTCGGGAAGGCTGTCGAGCCCGAGGTGCAGGTAGCCGCGGTCAGCAAGTCCCCGGAAATTCCCCAGGATGTCCTCGATTCGATCGAGAAGGGGATGCGGAAGAAGCTCGGCAAGAAGGTCCTCAGCGGCAAGATGACCGTGGACGAGGCTCGCTCCAAGATGGGTCGCATGCGCTCCCAGAAGATGCAGGAATGGCAGCTTGAGGAGCAGCTCACCAAGGGCGAGATCACTCGCGAGGATGCCCTGAAGGCACTCGGTTTTGAGGACGAGGTAATCGCCGCCAAGAGCGCCGAGCCCGAGGTCATCAAGAGCCCCGCCGGGAACTCTCCGGCGCCATTCTTTCCCCCGGCGGTTGACCCGGACATTATCAAGTCCGCGATTGCGGAGGCTCTCGCGCCTCTCGTCGCGAAGGTGGAAGAGCAGCAGAAGGTCATCAGCGCGCAGGAGAAGCGCTGGGAGGATGCTGCCCTTCTCCCCGATCCAAGTACTGCGGGTTTTGCGGGCTTCGCCCTGAACCCGGTGAAGAAGTCCCGTCCGGCGGACGTGACTAAGACTGCTGAGTTTGCGGAGCATACCCAGCGCATGATTGCCCGTCAGCTGCAGCGTACTGCGCGGACGAGCGAGAATCCCGCGGAGAGGGAAGCCGCATGGGCGGAACTCTCCAAGTACGGCAATGTAACTGACTAAAAAGCTCCAGCAAACTTCAGGAGATGTGTGGCAGATATCCTAACTGCGGATGAGAGTATCGCCGCGCCCGGAATGGGCGGCGCGCGCGGTAGCTCGGCAAGTGATGTTACTGCGAATATGGCTCGCAGGTCCGATTACGAGGCTGTTTTCTCGACTAAGGCGAAGACCCTGGTCAAGGGCGCCGGTCATGTCATGAACAACGGCATCCCGCTGAATGACGCGGATCACGGCAGCCTGATCATGACCAAGGCAGCCCAGGCTGCGCTGGACCTGCGCACCTCGGTGATGCAGGGCACCCGGAACACCGAGAGCGTCCTTTCCGGGATGTCCGGGGAGTTCTGGAATCACCGGCAGATGGGCGCGGCTAAGTACCAGGCGCTGCAGAGCGCGGACACCCGCAAGGCGTTCTCCGCGGGCAACCTCGGGCTGAGCGGCGTTCCGTACGGTTTGGTACCTTTTGACCTTCTTGCCCCAAGTCGTCTCATTTATCCGGTTTATACCCTTTTCCGGAACAAGTTCCCTCGTCCGGCTGGACAGGGTGCTTCCCGCCAGGTCTACGGTCTGCTCGGGATCTCCGGCTCCCAGACCGGGGGTCAGGGCATCGTTGACATCTCCATCCCGGAGCTTGTCGGCAGCACCACCTCGCTGGGTTCGACTCACTGGCCGCTGAACATCCCCGGCACCGGGTCGCAGACCGAGTACAAGCTGAATGTTCCTTACCGGTTCTTCGGACTTTCCGAAACTCTTTCCTGGCTTGCCCAGTTTGAGGGTCAGGGATTCGAAGACATTTCCGCGCTGGCGAACCTGGTCCTCCTGCAGGAGATGATGCTCGGCGAGGAGTACCAGATGATCGCCGGGTCGAGCCAGAACCTGGCAGCTCCGGCAGCCCCGACGCTGACCGTGCGGACCGCGGGCTCTAACGAGACCGCACTGACCGGGGTCACCAGCAGCGAGATCGCGGTCGAGGTCACCGCCCTGAACTACTTCGGGGAGACCGCCGCAGGAACCGCCACCGCCAACACCACCGGCGTGACCAGCACCTCGGTCGTGGATGTCGTGATCAACCCCGTCGCGGGCGCTCAGCAGTACAACGTCTACGTCCAGACCGGGAACACCGGCAGCTACTACCTGCAGGTGGGCACCTCGGTCCAGTCCAGCACCACCTACACCGGGAAGCAGACCGCGAACTCGGTCGGCGGCATCCGGATCACCCTGCAGGGCGCTCTCGCCACCTCCGGCGGAACTCCTCCTTCCACTGACACCGGCACCGGCAACAGCAACCGGATGGACGGGCTCATCCCGGTCCTCTCGGGTCTGTCCAGCACCGGCTCCGGTCCCTACACCAACGTGGGCTTCGAGTCCACCGGGGTCTGGAAGGGCGGCTACATCAACCAGTCCGTGGGAACTCACCTTTCCACGAATGCCATCTTCACAGCCCTCGATGCCCTCTGGGAGAATAACGGGCTGAATAACGTAACCCCGGGTATCTACAAGGCGGACCCCTCTGAGATCGTCGCCGACGGCGGTGACCTCATGCGGCTCGCCAATGACATGCTCACCCAGGGTGCGGGTCTGAACTACCTGCTGAATATCAGCCAGGACCAGATCAGCGGCATCCGCGCAGGCGCGGCTGTCTCGGAATTCGTCAACCCGGTCACCCGGAGCACCGTCAAGCTCACTGTTCACCCCTGGATGTCCCAGGGTACCGCGCTGCTTATGAGCTACCAGCTCCCGCAGACGTGGAGCCACGTGGACAATGCCTGGGAAATGACCTGCGTGCAAGACTATGTGTCTGTCGCATGGCCGGTAATTGACGCGACCTTCCGGTATTCAATTTTCCTTCTGGGAACCCTCGTCGCGCACGCGCCGATGTATTCCGGGATCCTCCAGGGACTTCAGGTATCGGACACAACCCCATATTCTTGATCTGCGGAAACATCAGGATCACAGGGCTTGCAATCAAACATGTGGAACTATCAGCAGTAAATCCTGGAGCGCCGTATCAATGGCGGCGCTCCAGGATTATCATCACAGCGGCAAAGAGCCGCCCACCTCAAAAGCAGATTAACACACAGAACAAGGAGTTGTGTGGCTCTTGCAGTTGCATATCAGACCGTTATCACCAGCGTTACCAACTCGTCCCTGGCGCTCTGGACCAGTCCGAGCACCGGCTATGTCCGTGATGTGGTTATCACCAACAGCGGCGCGAGCACTCTGTTCGTGTCCTCGGGAACCGGCGTCAGCAGCGCCTCCACCACGGTCAGCTTCGGCATCCCGACGGGGCAGTCGCTCGTCCTGGAAGGTCAGCTCCCATCGAGCACGATCTTCTACGGGTTCAGTGGTGGCACCGCCGCCGCGTCCATTGGGTACGCATCGGTCGTCTCCGTCATCTAAGAGACTTCTCTCTCTAGAAAGGAGAAACCATGCCTTTCCCTAACCTTCCCCCGGGATCGCCTAACTACGTCAACCTGACGTTTACCCCGACGTGGCTGTTCACCCCGAACACCGCCGCGGTCAATAATGTCCGGGTGCATAACACCGGGAGGACCCCGGTGCTCCTCGGGCAGGTGAACATGACGCAGAACGGCGGGACCCCGCTTCTGCCCGGGGCGCCGCCGGTGGAGATAAACAATGTCACCAGCTCGCTGTACGCGATGTCCCCGGTGACCCTCGGGGCAGCTATCGGGACCATCACCACCACGGTCATGACCGCCGGGACCTCGATTGTCACCGCGACCACCGCAATGACGGCGCAACTGGCGACAGGTGCGACGGTTGCCGTCCAGAGCACCGTGAATACCTCCAACATGGAGGTACTGGCAGTCAGCAGCTTCAGCACCGCGGGCACGAGTTTCACCGCGACTACCACCGCGCAGTTCGCGCATGACACCACGAATATCGTTTACCTCTGCACCGCGACGTACGGGCAGGTGTCAATCCGCTACGGCGTCATGTAACAGAAGGACATCCGCCCATCCCAGGGGAGAATTATCTTTTCCTCCTGGGATGGGCTAGGATAATGGTCAGAATATCCATTTCCTGGAGGCGCGAATGCCCAGCCTGATTATCATGGCTCCCATCCGGGGTCGCAAGGCTAACTGCGAGCGGCTGATCAGATCCTATGAGGAGACCGCGGACTTCGCGGATATGGTCTTCATTCTCGATCCTGATGACCTCGGTACGTACGAGGGGGTTGACTGGGGCAGGACGAAGCAGGTCGTCCTGGATCCCCGGGGGATGATCGGACCCAAGCGGAACTATGCGGCGAAGCTTTTCGTCAATGATTACGACGCGCTGATGTGCATGGAAGATGACGTCACCTACGGCACCAAGGGCTGGGATACCATCCTGATGGGCGAGCTGGCGAAAATGGGCGGCACCGGGATGGTGTACCCGAATGACGACCGGCGCATTGACGTCCCGGAGAACGTGCTGATCTCCAGCGATATCGTGAAAGCCCTGGGCTGGTTCTGCGAGCCCTCGATGAGTCATTACTACATCGATAATGCCTGGGCTGACCTCGGGAATACCGCCGGGTGCCTCCGGTTCTGCCCTGATGTGCTCTTCGAGAACTTTCACTACAGCATGGGCAAGCAGGAATCAAAGCCTGATAAAACGTACTCCGAAGCGGAGAAGCTCGGACCTGCCGACAGGGCGGCGTACCTCACCTGGCTGCAGGAGCGCCTGAATGATGATGTGAAGACAGTCAGGAAGGTCCTCGGCACCGAGACGGGCTTGAAGATCGTGCGCAAGGGGAAGCTCGCGTGAAGATCATCACGGACCATCCTCTCGCCGAGTGGTCGCCCGATCATATTCACCCCAAGGGCACTGCCACCGACTCGACCACGAATGCCGGATTCAACCGGAAGCTTTTCGCGCTGATCCCCGGGGTGAGCCTGCTGGACCTGGGATGCGCAGGTGGCGGGCTGGTTGCCAGTATCATCTATGATCACGGTTTCGCCATCGGGGTCGACGGCTCGGATTACAGCAAGCAGCGCTCCCGTGCCTCCTGGAGTACAATTCCCGGGAACCTGTTCACCGCGGATATCACCCATCCTTTCACCCTGGAAGACGATAAGGGCAATCCTGTCCTGTTCGATGTGGTGACCGCGTGGGAAGTGCTGGAGCACATCCCGGAGTCCTCTGTCGAGGCGATGATGAGCAACGTGGAAAGGCACCTTTCCCCGGAAGGGCTGTTCATCTGCTCCATCTCCCAGAGCAGGGATCACTGGGAGGGCTTTGACTATCACGTGACCATAGAACAGCGCCCCTGGTGGATCGGGAAGCTTGGTGAACTCGGCTGGCGCGAGCGCCCTGAACTCAATGACTACTTTACCCCGGACTGGGTGCGGGGTCCGGACCGGGGAATGGATTCTTTCGCCATGGTGGTGAGCAAGTGACATTCACCGTGGTAGTCCCCACGATCCGCGAGGAATGTGCCGTCAAGTGGGTGGAAGAATGGAAAGACGACCTCCGCGACGCCCGGGTCATCATCGTGGAAGACAATCCCGAGGCTACATTCAGGCTCCCGGGAGTAGAGCACTACTCCTGGCGTGATATCGATGCCGAGCTTGGTCAGGATGCCTGGATCATCCCCCGGCGGACTTCTGCCTGCCGTTCCTACGGGTTCCTGAAAGCCCTGGAGGGCGACGCAGATTACATCTGGACCACCGATGACGACTGCTATCCCGAGGATGCCCGCAAGGGGCGGTACGCGGAGCTGCTGAAGCTGAATTTCGGCGAGGTTACCTCTGATGACGTGATGAACGGGTGGTGGAACACCATCTCCAGCTCCGGGCTTTATCCTCGTGGCTACCCGTATGACATCCGCGGCAGGTCCCGCCCGGTGATGGTCCACCACGGGCTCTGGAGCAATATCCCCGACCTGGACGGGATCACCCAGCTTGCGAATCCGGATTTCCGCCTGAATCCCTCGTACTTCTCAGAAGTGGTTCCGGAGAAGGCGCTCTTCCCGTTCTGCATCATGAACGTGACATTCCGCAGGGAAGCTGCTCCTTTGCTGTACATGCTCCTGATGGGGAAGGATCCCAAGGGGGACCCCTGGGGCTTTGACCGCTTCGATGACATCTGGGGCGGGGTCATGATGAAGAAGGTCGCAGATCATCTCGGCTGGGCAGTCACCTCCGGCTCTCCCTCAGTGCACCATTCCCGCGCCTCAGACCCGCACAGGAACGCGGAGCTGGAAGCCCCCGGGATGAAAGCCCATGAGGAATTCTGGCGTCTCATGGAGGCTGCCAGGCTCACCGGGACCGATGCTGCCTCCTGCTACCGGGAGCTGGCTGACGCTATCCGGGAGATCAGGATCGGGACGCCCCGCAAGTACTACTGGCGCACGCTGTCAGATGCCATGAAGATATGGGCGGACCTGACGGAAGGAAGCGCATGAGCATGCTGGTGATGGTTCCCGCGAGGGGGCACCGCAAGCAGGCAGAAGCCCTGCTGGAGAGCTTCGAGAAGAACACTGATTCCGCGGAGCTGGTCTTCATCCTCGATCCCGATGACCAGGACACCTTCGAGGGAATCGACTGGAAAGATGCCGCGGTCGTGGCGCTGTCCCCGAGAGGGTCCCTCGCGGAGAAGCTGAACGAGACTGCCGCCGGGTTCATTGATGACTATTCCGCGATCATGTTCGCCCGCGATGATAACGTGTTCCTCACCGAGCACTGGGATACCGTGATGCTCGCGGAACTGAAGAACATGGGCGGCACCGGGATGCTCTACCCGGATAACCGGAGAAGGCGCGACATCCCCGAGGTCATCATGATCTCCACGGATATCATCCGGGAGCTGGACTTTTTCGCCGAGCCGCATATGGGGCGCTTCTACTTCGATAACGCCTGGGCTGACATGGGACGCCGCTCGGACCTGCTGCGGTTCGTCCCGGAAGTGATCATGGAGCACCGGCATGTCCCCGAGGGGGAGCATGATGCGCTTTTCCATGAAATAGAGAACAGGCAGGGCGATGCAGACCTGCAGACGTACCAGCAGTGGCGCGCCGTCCAGCTGCCGATGACGGTCTCCCTGCTTCGCAGGGCATTTAATCCGGATCTAAAGTGGCTACTGGGAAAGGTCTGAAATGCCCCGAGTTCAGCTTCCGCCAGGATGCATAGGATTCTCCGACGGGAACGACCGGTTCATCCCCGAGGGGTCGAACCGCTTCGTCAACATCGATGACACCGATCCCGCCGGGGCGAAGGCGCTGAGAAAACTGAAGAGCCAGGACTACGCCTCCGCGGGTCTGGTCGATGCGGGTCCGGAGAAGATGTTCGTACGAGGGGGTCCCGAGGGTAGATGGTGCCCGGAGTGCCCGTGCAACACCATCCATCATTCCTGGACGAAAATCTGCCCTTCTTGCGGTGGCGAGACAGTTCCTGAGAGCGAGATGTCCCGGACCAGGCTGGAGAAGTGGATTCCTTAGCCAGCTTTTCCATTCACCCCGTAATCCGAATCGGCTTGCGGGGTTTTTTCATGCAACGAGAAAGGTGAGCACATGCTCTTTTCCCGCTCAGATGTCATGAGCATCAGCATTCCGAGCGCGTCCGGAGGGTGTGGCAGAAACCATATCCGACCCGTCCGCAACGGAGCCCCCGATAAGGTCTTCAAGATTGAATGCGCGCCCTGTGAAGGGTACCTCAAGGGCGACCGCAAGCCCCAGGTCCTGCGATACGAGCTGGACCCGAACACCCATACCGTACTGTCCCAGCAGCGCGTCGCGGATGCGGACCCGCACTGGGCATCCACTCCGTACGCGACCTCGGAGACCCCGGACGAGCGCAAGACCCACAAGCGCCAGATGGAGATGGGCGAGAAGCAGCTCGCGACCATCCAGGCACTGACCGCGGCAAAGGCTGCCGGCATCAACGTCCCCCCGGAAGCTCTCTTCATGATCGAGCACTACCTTCCCGGGCAGGTTGTGCAGGGCACGGTACTGTGCGCGGACAAGCACGAGAATCCTGCCGGCATCAAGTTCTGCGGCGAGTGCGGCATGAGCATGAACGCCAAAGCTGAGGTCGAGCCTCCCGTCAAGGAGATTCCTGCTGATGAACCTGCCGGAATCCCCCTGGATATGCTCCACATCGCCACGCTGAAGAAACTGTGCCGCGAGGCTGGGCTAAGTGACCGGGGGAAGAAGCCGGAACTCATCGAGCGACTGAAGAACGCGTAAGGGGCATATGAGCAGAGCAGCCGGGCTGTGCGTGAAATGTGGCGGTCCCAAACGCGGACGTTCAGCCCGGACTGCTGCCCCCATTGGTCAGTGCGAAAGCTGCCGGGGAGATATCTGCCTGAAGCACGCACGATGGCAGGGGGACTTTTACCTCTGTTATAAGTGTGAACGTAAAGGCAAGAAGAGTGACATTAACATCAGGATCGAGCTGCCTGACGAACTGGATTCCGTGCTAGCCACCCAGGAGCTGGAAAGCCAGCCTGAATCAGGGGAGGAGGTGATGCCCTGTGACTACCCCGCTGCCTCTCGGCTTGGCGCCTTACCTCAGCCCTCTTACGCTGATGACCGCTCCTACGGGGATCGATTTAGGACTTCGAGACGATTCCTCCTGGTGACGACGTAACTCCAGCGCAGAATATCAATGAAATCTGGAATATGTGCTCGCGGGCGACCGCACGCGTCGATGAATACTGCAACCAGGCTCTCCGTGCAACTATCGACACCGAATTGATGCACGGTCCCGATTACAGGGTCACCAGCGGTCCCGGGGCAGGGGGCGGCAGCCCCACTCCTTACTGGGGCAACGCCGGGTACAACGCCCGGATCGTGCTGTCCCGGTGGCCGGTGCTGGAAGTGACGAATGTCCAGACCTGCCCGAATAGCCTGTGGCCACGACAGTGGACGGCACTCCCCACTGGGTACTACGAGCCGGAATCTCCCCCGATCGGGATCTACGGGTCTGCTGCAGCCGGGGGGGCTGCCCAAGGCGGGCAGGCGATCATCATCGCCCCCGGGTATATCACCTGGAACTACGGGCGCAACGGCTGGGCTATCCAGATCACCTACATTAACGGGTGGCCGCACACGGAGATCACGGAGTATATCGCGGCTGGCGTCAGCGAGATTCCCGTGGACGATACCACCGGCTGGGCGACCGAGAACTACTTCAATACCTTCACCGGGGCGACCGGGACGATCAAGGACTCGGGTCAGCAGGAATCAGTTCACGTCACCGAAGCCTCCGTGGCATCCGGACCCGGGACGCTGACTCTCGCCTCCCCGACGAATTACCCCCATCAGGCAGGAACCCTGCTCACTACGCTGCCTTCCTCCGTGGAGCAGGCGTGCATCTACTTCGCCACCGCGGAGGCGCTCACAAGAGGTGCCACCTCCACCACGATCCATTCCATCGGCGGGCACGCGCAATCCTCCGGTCAGTCCAGTGCCGAGCTGATCTCCGAAGGCGAGCTTCTCCTGAAGGCATTCAAGAGGACGATTTAGAGCGGCGACGGGAGCCATTGCGAATAAACATGGCGACGGGAGTCATCCAGACATGTTTTCCCAGCCCCAACCAGCCCAGGCTGATAACTCCCGTTCTCACGTGGCTGTCCTCGCCGCTTAGGAGTATAACATGTCCTGCGGAACTCATAAGACCACGCGCCAGGCGCAGTCCGCGAACCGGAACACCCACTCGGTGACGGTCGCAGCGCAGACAGCCTCCCGGGTCAGCGCAGCACGTGCCGCGGCAGCGAAGAAGCGCAGCACCCCTGCGGTGACGAAGGTCTCGACTACCAAGACCGCCACGGCTGCATCGAAAAAGCCGCAGACGGCGGCGGAAGCCGCGGGTGCAGCGAAAGCGTCCGCGACCGCAAGCAAGACAGCTTCCGCGACAGCCAGTGCCCACGCGAAAGCGACTGCCAGTGCGCATGCCAAGGCAACCGCGAGCGCGCACGCGAAAGCCACTGTCCGGGAAGACGCCCTGGAGAGGCGAGCATGCTACATCAATCACCGGGATGCCACCTCAAGTGATTACGCACGAGAAGTGGCACGGGCGCGTCGCCGGGTAGCCAGGGCGCAGGCTAGGGCGATTACCCGTTCTGCCCGGCAGGCGGCAAAAGCGGTACGACCCTCCAGGTCGCAGCGGGCGCTTAAAGCCTCATAGCAATTTACGGAAAAATAAGATAAAATGACACAGGGCGTATCTATGCCCATTGGAGGCGATCGAAATTAGCATCGTCACCGTGCAGTCGTTTATGCTCAGCCTTCTGGACGGGCTTTCGATGCCCTACGGGAAGCCTGCGGCTAACGCGTACATCACCCCTCCGGACCCGCGGGTCAAGGCGAAAGTCCCGGCTATCTACATCTGGCCTTCCGAGGGTGACGAGAACCGCAGCCAGGCTCTCGGCGGCACTGTCCCCAGGAATACCGGGGTGGGCACTGCCTCCGGCACCAAGGGCAGGCTGCACTCCATGGACGTGTACCTGACCTGGTTCTCCAGCAATTCAGGCAAGCAGCAGGACCCGGTGTTCCCTGCAATGGTGGACGCGGTGATGTTCGCGCTGGGGTACAGCCAGCCCAACCCGGCGTACGTCACCGACCCGAACACGAATCTCACCTCGACTATCTACAACATAGGCGAGAACATGAAATACCGCATCGGGGTGGAATCCACTGATGACGAGCGCTGGCTGAGATACGACTCTCTCATCACGTGCTCGATCTGGGAGATCTTCAATGCCTAGGGAGGCATGTGCTCGTCACTTTTCACGGTCATGAGGTCCTGACCTACCTGGGTTATATCGATACTTCCACAGGACAGACCCTGGTATGCGAGCCCGGGGGAACTTACGAGATCATCCCTGAGATCACGCCAGGGGACGGGCGCTTCAGCGAAGTCCCGAAGAAAACCCAGAAGCCCAAGCCGGAAACAGAAGAGGGATAGCGCTTGCGCTATCAGATTCATCAACATATAGCAGGCGCTGCCCCGATAAGGGCACGGAAAGGACTGTGTGTCCCTCGGAACCCCTAATGTTTACCCAAGTGTACTGTCCTACCTGGGCATTGCCCGGGAGCTGACCGCGGGGACTCCCTTGCCCCCGGTTATCACCCATCCGCTGGAGCAGGGCTCCTTCGAGCCCGAGGACATGCCGAAGTTCCTGAAGGACAACGCCATCAGGGGCGCGATGACGGACCTGTTCTACGAGACCCTGGGCGTGGAGTCCGCGACCTTCTCCTTCGGCGGACCCAACTTCCTGGATAGCCACGGCTACTTCATGGACAACGTGTTCGGGGACCTGTCCACTACTGGATCCGGTAACGGCAACCTGGCAACTGCGTCCACGGCACTTGCTGTGGGCGCGCAGGCGATGACTCTCTCCGCGGCGCCTCCTGCCGCGTACACGGCATCCGCGACCATCCAGATCGGGACCGGGAGTACCACCGAGGTGGTGGTCATCTCTACCACTGCCGCGTCCAACGTGGTCAACTTCGTGAACAACCCGCTGCGGTTCACCCACCCGACCGGACCCACGGTCAGCAGCTGCTCCACCCCGTTCACGCACACGTTCGCGGCACTGAACTCGGCACTGGGCTACGGCGGCGCTTACGGCGCGCAGCCCCCGACGCACACCTTCACTGACGTCACCAACATCGTGAACACGTACACCAATGCCACCTACGGCACTGCCCCGACCAACCCCTACGGTGCCCGGTGGTACCCGAGCGCCTGCCTGAAGTCAATGGACTTCTCCGGGAACGCGGAACAGCTGCTGAACATCAAGATGACCGGGGACTCCTGGATCTCCAGTGCGGCGTCTTCCGTGATCACGAACGTCACCACGAACAGCCGCCCGATTCCCAACTGGAACTCCACGGTCAGCATCCTGGGCTCCACCATCTCCACCATCGGCGAGTTCAGCTTCTCCTTCAAGCGCACCACCCAGGTCTACTGGACCGTGCAGGGTCAGCAGAACCCGTTCATCATCGCGCGGGGACCGCTGAACATGGACGGGAGCATCCAGTGGGACCCGGCGACCACTGAGCAGCCGCTGGACATGATGCTGCTGAACGCGCAGGGACCGATGGTTATCACGGTCTCCAATACCGGCATCAAGAACTCAGGTACCCCCTTCACCCTGACCTTCACTGCCTCTCAGGTGGCGAACGTCAAGTCCAAGATCATGCGCTCCAAGGCTCTCATCGGGTACGGCAACACCTTCGAGGGCGTTGCGAATGCCACCGATGTCGGCGGTTCCGGGGGGCTTGGTCCGGGGACTATCACGCTTGTGAACTCGACTGCGACATACTAAGTCTTCCGCTTGTATTCTTGCTTGGCAAGCTTAGCGCATTCCGGCGTGCAGTACCTCCGGGCACCTTGCCCAAGGGGTCGCTCGAACTCCCGCTTACACCAGGGGCAGATCATCGTTGCGTCTTTACGAGTTGCATGCGCTCGCATCCACTCGCGACTCTGGATTTTTGCACATTCCCGGCATGCCCTGCTTCCTGATTTAAGGATACGCGTATTCTCGGGCGTGTACTCGTGATCTTTCGGGCAGTGCGTGATGTTGGACTGCCATTCAGTCCCGTGTATTTGCTTGTCACGCATGTTCTCGCTATGCGTCCCGTACTTGAGATTATCGAGAAAATTATTCCCGGGATCTCCATCGAGATGCCTCACCTCTAGTCCTTCAGGACAAGGCTTGTCAAAGGCAAGCAGGACTAGACGATGCACCTGGAAGCGACACTGCTTCCCGTCTTTGGTGAGCGTTACCCAATGATAACCACGCGTGCCGATTATGTGCTTGAGCAAACCACCGCGCGTTGTCGCTCGTGGCTCACTCCATATTTTGCCCTCATCTGAGACACGGTATAGATCTTCATAGTCAGGTATCCAGCACCATCTTTCCATGAATCACACTCTATCAGAGGTGTGCACGTATTTCATGTCCAATACCAGGAAGCTAAAGGAGACGCGAATGCCGCGTAAGATCGACCTTCCCAGCGGGGCGTGGGTGGAAATCCGCGAGGACCTCAAAGCCCGGGACCGGTTCGAGGTGCAGAGCGTCGCCATGCTGGAAGTCGGGGAAGGTCGCAACAAGGCTGCCCTGTACGAGATGCAGAACGACATGCGCAATGCGCTCCTGGGCAGGATCATCACCGCCTGGAGCTATCCCGTGCCCCCCCCTGCGGGAAACAACCTGGTCGCGGCGGATGTCATCATCGGGGAAGCGATGGACCTGGATGACTACGCGGTCCTCGCGGAGGAAGTCGAGCCGCTCATGGACAAGATCCAGGGGCGCAAGACCCCGGACCCAAAAAAGCCATCAGCCGCCTGACCCAGATTTTCGTCCACCAGCACTGGGGACGAGACCCCCGGTTCACCCCAGCCCTTCCTGATGGATTCCCCGGGGCGAAGATGATGTATTACGAGAGCTTCGCCGAGCTATGGGGATGGACTCCATCGCAGGTGGATGAACTCACCGATGAGCAGCTCCAGTGGCTGCCTATCATCAGGGCGGCGAAGAGTGACGCCGTAGAGCAGCTCCGAGACAAATGACGGGCATTTCTGGTAAACTTACCAAGTGCGTGAAATTGAGCTGCATGGTATTCATTCGCAAGGTCGGGTAGCTCTGATTGATGACGAGGACTACGACCTAGTGAGTCCGTATCGCTGGCATGTCAATCGGGTTTCCGATTCGAAGAAGTCCCCTTACGCTATCACTGATATTCCTGCGGTCGGGCTTAAGCGTCCTTACACCTCGATGACCATGCACAAGATGATCACCAGGTACAAGATGACCGACCACTGGAATCGGGACACCCTGGACAACCGACGTTTCAATCTGCGTGAAGTTACACCGTCACAGAACCAGATGAACACGCTTTCACGGGGCGGAGTCTCTCAGTATAAGGGAGTCCGATGGCGCAAGGAGCGCTCCAAGTGGATAGCGACTATCACGATCGATTATAAACGGAAGCGCGTAGGTTCTTTTGATGATGAAATTCAGGCAGCTTACGCTTACGACGTGGCAGCACGGGAACTATTCGGGGAGTTCGCATTGCTGAACTTCCCAGACGGGAGGTAGCCAATGCGAGTCTTGTGGCATTCTTGCGCCCCATGGGCTCCTAGTTTAGCGGTTACGGAACCCAGACCGCGGTATGGGTCCAGGAACTGGCGAAGATGGGTCATGAAGTATTCGTCAGCGCCTACTGGGGACTGAGCGGCGCCCCGACCCAGTGGAATGGCATTACCATTCTCCCGGGATTCGGCGCGAACTACTGCTCCGCCTCCCTCGGCGGGCACGCCAAGGCACTGCAGCCTGATCTGGTCATCACATTGGGTGATGTCTGGGTACTGGACCACAACATCCTCAAGGAAATACCGGTCGCGCACTGGCTGCCCAATGACTGCCGCCCGATGTCCTCCGCGGACTCCGCGGTAGTGAATGCCTCCGGGGCGCAGCTCATCGCGATGTCCCGCTTCGGCGAGAAGCGCTTCCGCAACGCGGGCTTCGATCCCCTGTATGTCCCGCACGGAATCGACATGGAGACCTTCAAGCCCCCGGAGGACCGTGAGGAACTCCGGGCGAAGTACGGGCTGAATGACCGTTTCGTCATCGGGATCAACGGCGCGAACAATGACGCGATCAGGAAGGCTCTCCCGGAGCAGATGCTCGCGTTCGCGAAGTTCCATAAGGACCACCCTGAGGCGCTGCTGAGCCTGCACACGGGGGTCCACCAGGACGGCGGTCAGGACCTGGAGGCGGTCGCGGAGAACCTCGGTATCACCGACTGCGTGCAAGCCGTGGACCAGTACCGGTACCAGTCCGGCTTGGTGCAGCCAGCCGATCTCGCGGAATGGTACAACTGCCTGGACGTGCTTTCCTGCTGCTCCTACGGCGAGGGCTTCGGGCTCCCGATCATGGAAGCGCAAGCCTGCGGCGTCCCGGTGATCACCACGAAAGCCTCCGCGATGGAGGAGCTTAATCCCCATGGCATCCAGGTGGACGGGGAGCCTTTTTACAACGGAGTTCACAAGGCGTGGTGGATAAAGCCGAACATTTCGGAAATGGTAGCAGCATATGAAGCTATCCATTCTGGTGAACCAGATCGTGACAAGCTTCGCGCCTTCGCAGAAGAATACGAAGTCAGCAAGATCTCCAAGGCGTATATGAAGCCAGCAGTAGATGAGCTGCTCGCGCGGATGGCGGCTCGAAGGGGGTAATCGTGTCCCCGGAAGAGAACGCCGCGTTTTTCGAGGCAATCAAGGATCAGGTTCCCGGGGCTAACCAGAACGCGAACACCCGGATGTCATCGCAGTTCTCCGGGGATGTCAGCAGGGTCCTGCGGATGACGTTCCATGCTCCGGGACCATCGGGTGCTCCGCATTACAGACCCTTCGGGATCTTCTATAACGCGGCAGAAGGGGCTCCGCCTGCCTATGCCACCGGGAACCTCGCCAACAGCATGGTGCGCACGCCAGCCTCAGCAGGGCTCGTGTCCCGGGCTATGGTCGGGAACGTCGCGATTTACGCCGGGGTCCAGGAATGGGGAGCGGTCAACCTGCCGAATTCCGCGTATCTCCACTGGAGGAACACCCGGGGCAGCTTCTGGATGAAATCGGTGACGATCACCGAGCACCCGTATTTCCGCCGCGCCCTTGAATTTGATCTTGCTAACGGCTCTCTGACCGAAGCTGCCATGAAGGGCTTCATGGAGGGAATGACGCTCCTGGACACTTAGTTCTGGGAGCGTCCTTTTTTTTGCGTCAAACTTGCGTCAGAGAGGAGGTGAGATAAGACATGCCGGAATTGCCAAAGGTAAGCCAAGACTTCACAGCTGACGCAACAGCTTATTCTGATGCAATCGATGAGATGATCACGAAGAACGAGGAGTTGGTCACCTCTATCAGGAATGTCCAGGACGCAATTGATGAAATGCACGGCAAGACCATCGATATCGGTTTCGATGAAGATGAGATAATGGAGCAGCTCGCGTACATCAACGAGATTATCGATGATGCGACACGGGACCGGACAGTTACCATCCTGGTGAAGTATGTCACCGAGGGCAATCCGGAGGATGTCCAGGCTGCGACGGAGCTGATTAAGCAGGAGGTCATTCCCGCTAACAATGACAATGCGCTCGGCGTCACGAGCGATTACATGCAGGACCTCGTTGACGAAGCCACCAAGCTTAACGATGTGATGAACGAGACGGGCACCCTTGGCGATGAGGGAGCTGCCGCGCTTGAGCGTCTCGCAGACGAGTATGACCTTGCCGGGAGTGCAGCCTCTAGGCTGGCAGCACAGGAGCGAAGCCTTGCTGCGGCCTTCATCGAGGACAAGATCAATTCCGGCGACCTTGCGGAATCCGCAGATGGCGTCGCCTCCAAGATGGGTCTTGCCGGAGAGGCTGCCGATGATCTCGCTGCCGGATATGAACGACTGCATAACAATACGGTATTCACTGCCGATGACATGAATGTCCTGAATGACGCTCTCGCTCGCACTGTAGTGGATGCGGAAGGCGTTACCCGCTATATTGAGCCCGCGGCAACTGCGACTAAGGCTCTCGGGCAAGCCGCTGCTGACTCCATTCCGACATGGTTCTCCTGGACGCGCCAGTTCCAGACGTTCGGAGGCGCGGCGGAGATGGCACTGGGGAAGATGGTCCCCCTGGTTACCTCCATAGCAGCATGGCATCTGGTCCTGGACAGTGTAGCCGAGGGCATTATCGCCCTCTCGGGATCGCTTATTGCACTAAGTGCCGCCGCAGTCGGACTTGCCCCCTCGTTCCTGGATATCTACAATCACCTGACTGCCACCCGGGATCAGATCGAGGCATTCGGCATCGAGATCGCCCCGTTCAATCAGTGGTTCCTGAACCTGCAGCATGCGATGCAGACCCAGGCGATCGAACTGTACGGGGAAGCCCTTCTTGACATGGGCAAAGCGGGCAGCTCCACCGCCACCGCCATCGAGAATGCCGGCGGTGCCATTGACCGGATGGGCGCGAAGATCTCCGAGTGGGTCGGATCGAACACCGATTTCGCCCAGACGATCTCCAAGGGCGCCGATTACGCGAAGGACCTCGGGGATATCCTGGGGAACCTGATCGTCATCATCGATGAGCTGATCCGCGCCGACTCAGGTGTCGTCAATATCGTCCTGACCTTCGCGAGGGTGTTCACTGGAGCAATCGTCGCGGTCCTCGGATTCTCCGAGACCCTGGATAAGGTACTTCTGATCGGGCACGCGTTCCTGCTCTGGGGCGGGCTGCTGTCCTCGTTCCTGATCAACCTCGCGCTGGTGTTCCTGAAGCCCGTCGCGGGCATCCTCTCGTTCATCGCCGGAACCAAGAGCGCGACGGTGGCGATCGGGGAATTCGAGGCAGCGCAGTCAGCTCTCGCAGGAGAGGAAATAGCCGCTAATCCCCTCCAGAAGATGGGGATCGTTCTTCAGTCCCTGGTCGTATCACTGAAGGGCATGGGGACTGCCATCGCAACCTGGGCGGCAGAAGTCGGCACCAGCATGGCGGAAGCTGAAGGAGTTGTCGCTACTGGCGCAGCCGGGATCGAGGGAATCATCGCGGTCCTTGATATCGTCCCGGGAATAGTATGGATAGCTGCCATTGCAGCCGGAATCGGGTATCTCGCGTACCAGACTACCCAGGCAAGCGCCTCCACTGCAGCTTTTATCAGTAAGCTAAATGAATCCCTTGGTCAGATGAATATCTCCCAGCAGGCGACTCAGGGAATGACTGATGCTGTCGGGCAGCTGGACGCCAAGATCGCCTCGACAAATGTCAGCAGCGAACTGCAGAACTGGGGCGGGAGCTGGCAGCACTTCGGGGATGATGCCCGCGGGGTCATTACCGATATGGTCTCAGGAATCGCGAGTCTTTCCAGCGGCAACGTGATCGGCGGACTGGAGAAAGTCGGAGATGCCGTCAAGGGCATCTTCGTTCCCGGGGCAGGTGCTGCCCAGCAGGCAAAAACTGACATCAGTGCCTACGAGCAGGCTATCTCCGGCTTGACCAGCAGCCAGGCGACCCTGTTCAAGGTCGCCGGGGCGACGATGCAGCAGAACGGGATGACGTTCACTCAGGCGCTGGGACTCATGGATGCCGCCGGGATCAAGTCCGGAGAATCCTTCCAGGAGGATATGACCCAGGTCAACGGGCTGATCACGGGCTACAAGAACCTTGGCGTCCAGGGCGGGCTCCTCGGGAACAGCATCAACGCGATCACCCTGCAGACCGAGGACCAGGAATCCGAGATCAGCAAGATCACCAGCGCCTGGACGAACTTCATCAGCCTGGTCACCGGGGGGCAGTCGGCATTCGACACCTTCGGGCAGCAGATGTTCTCGGTCGCGCAGGCGCTCGGGGCGACCTCGACCACCCTGGAGACGGAAAGCGGCAAGGCGAGCGTCAAGGTCGAGACGACGGCAACCTCGATGTCCTCGCTTGCCTCCGCGGTCAAGGACTCGAAGACGAGCTTCAACGGGCTCTCCAGTGCCAGTCTCAACCTGCAGCAGACTTTCCTCTCCGGGGTAAGCGACGCGAGCAACCAGATAAACAGCCTGCTGGAACTGTCTTCTGCCGCCGGGGCGGGCAAGCAGGGGCTGGCGGAGGTCTCCCAGGCGGGCAAGGACATGGTTGCCGAGATGCTCCCGGTGGCACAGGGCAGCGCAGCCGCGACCACGGACCTGTACGCGCTGGCTCAGCAGGCGGGCTACACGGGAAATGACAGCTTCAAGGCGCTGGCTACCTGGGTGGGCAATACCCAGAACCCGATGGCGAACCTTGAAGGCATCACCAACAAGATGACGATCGCGGCAGGGAACCTTGCCACCGACGTGCAGAACCTGGCGAACGCGATCGATACCGACCTGAACTCCGCGATGGCTCTCGCGGTCCTGTCCGGGAACAAGACCCAGACGGCGTTCAACAACGCGGCGACCGCGATCAAGAACGCGCACGGGAATATGACGTCGATAGTCCCGTCGGTCGAGACCCTCGGCAAGTCCATATACCAGGATCTCGGCGGGAATATCCAGCAGACGAATGCCGAGCTTTCCACGTTCATGAAAGCCATGGGACTCTCCCCGGGACAGATCAAGGCAATCCTCTCGCAGATAGACAGCTCATTCGCGACGACTGCTTCTAATGTTAACCACAGTCTTGAGACTATCCAGCAGGAAATCAACAGCCTGCACGGGAAGACCATTACCATCACCAGCCAGTATGTCACTTCCGGCGGTACGGTCCCGGGAGTCACCGAGGGCATCCCCTCGGGCGTTAAGGCGGCAGGCGGGATGCTCGTTCCCGGGTCAGGCTCGGGCGATACCGTCCCGGCGATGCTTTCCCCGGGTGAAGCGGTCGTGCCGAAGCACCTGGTCAGCGCCATTGCCCCGTTCCTCGGGGCGAACAAGGTCCCCGGGTTCGCTTCCGGCGGCATGGTCGCGCCGATGACAGCTCCCCTTCCCGACCCGACGGGGCTGCTGGCACTGCAGACGCAGATGGCCGGGACCACTTCCAATGCTGCCGCGTACCTCGCCACCGAGAAGCTCGACCAGACCGCGGTCACCAAGGCGCAGGCGGTCCTGGCTGCCGCGAAGACGGCTCTCGGCTACGACGAGAGCCACGCCAAGGCACTTGACGCCAAGACTGCCGCGGCGAAGCTCATCGACAGCAAGGCTGCCGCGGTACTGAAAGAAGCCGAATCCGCGGAAAGCAAAGCCAAGAGCAACCTTTCCGCGGCGGAGAAGATGAAGAAGGACAAGGACCAGCAGGACGCGGTGAAGGCTCTCACGAAAGTTTATGACGCTGCCGCGAGCAAGGTCACGAAAGACAAGACCGCGCTGGCAGCAGCCGCCAAGCTGCTCTCCACGGACGAGCACGCGCTTTCCAGCGCGAAGACCGCGGAATCCCAGGATGCTTTCTCCCTGTGGCAGAAGCAGGATGCGCTCACGGCTATCACGGCATCCGCGGTCCAGGCTCAGCTCCGCACCACTGACGCGACCAAGCAGCTAGATGCACTGCAGGCTATCCAGTCGGGATCCAAGGGCGTCTCTTCCATGAACAGCCTCCTGCTCCCGGGAACGCCGCTGTCCACGCTGGCGAGCGCCATGCCCGGGCTGGGGCTCTACTGGGGCTCCTATGACTCCGGGGGCTATCTCCCGCCGGGGCTTTCTCTCGCGGTGAACGGCACCGGGGCACCTGAGCCGGTCGGGGCGGCTGCTAATCCCGGGGAACTGCACAGTCATATCAGCGTCAATCTTGACGGGCAGCAGATATGGCAGGCAGTCCAGAAGCAGGGGCTGAAATACGGACTCAGGAATAATGGGCTTGCCACCGGCTTGATGAAGCCAAAGTAGGAGTTTTAATGCTGCTTATCACATGTAATACGTGCGGAGCGCAGGGCTTTACTAACAATGGTCGCTATCCAGATGAGGCACTGCAGTGCGAATGCTGTCCTGAAGGTCACAATCACGGGAAGTCCGCGAACGAGACCGGGGTCATCTGCCGCCCGGTGACGATCACCGTCGTCCCGGGCAGCCAGTCGCTGAGGATGGGATAAATGGCTGCCATCGACAATACCGAAGCCAGCGCCCTGCTGAACGCGATCCTGCGCCAGCAGGCTACCGCGTCCACCACGGGAATCAACCTGCGCCTGGGGTCTACTTCCCCGAGCGGCAGTTCCGACATGACCGAGCTGGCGAACGGCAACGGGTATACCACCGGCGGGACCGCCTGCACATTCGGCGCAGCCTCGATCGTCTCCGGGGTACCCACGAGCTACAACACCTCGGTTCTTACCTGGACTAATACTTCCGGGGGCTGGACTATCAACGGGGTGGAGCTGTGGGATCAGGCAGGAAGTCCTAACAGGTGGATGTGGGGCACCTGGATCGGGGCTCCGATCTCTATTGCGAACGGCAACTCGTTCAGCGTGCCTGCCAGCGGGATTATCGCGACCCTGCAATGACGGGAGAGACGATGGAAGAGCCCCCCCCTGAGATCACCTGCTCCGGCGGGATATCAATCTCCCTGACGATACCGGAGGAAGAGGAATGACCGCAGCCATTTACACATCCCCGGCGACGACCGCGATGACCGCGTTCACGGCGACGCTGAACGGGGGCACGATGGCGATCTACACCGGGACCCAGCCGGTGACCAACGCGGCTCTCACGGGCACCAAGATCGTCACCCTGGCGCTGTCCGCGACGGCTTTCGCCGCACCCACCACCACCGGCAGCGGCAACTCGACCATCGTGCAGGCGGCAGCGAATGTCATCACCGCCGGGACCGCGACCAGCACCAACACCGCGGGGTATTTCGCACTCCTCGGGTCCACGGGATCAACGATCGCAACGGGACTATGCGGGACTTCCGGCGCGGACCTCAACCTGTCCTCGCTGGCAATCGCGGACGGGGCAATAGTCAGCTGCAGCTCATTCTCTGTTCAGCTGCCCCTTTACTAACAGGCATCTCTAGCGGCAGGGGAGGATTATGGCGATCTCCCTTGTCCAGCACGCCGGCGGCTCCTCCACGAGCAACGCGGTCACGATCACCCTCGCCGCGACCGGCGCCAATAACGCCCTGATTGTCGTCGCCAGCTATAACGAGACGACCGACAGCAATCTTTCCGGGATAACCCTCGGCGGCTCAGCCTCGGGCTGGTCATCGCAGGTGTACAGCGAGGGCACCGACGCGTTCAACGTAGCCGTCTGGGCTAACTTCGGCATCGCCGGGGGGCAGACTTCCCTGGTCGTCACCGGGAACGACGCTGACGGCACCAGTGACATCTCGGTGGATGCCTACGAGGTCTCCGGGCTGGCTAACACCAATGTCCTGGATAAGACCTCGCAGCAGGAGGTTGACGGCAGCGGCGATGCGTGGTCCTCGACCGCGACCGCGACGACGAGCCAGGCTGCCGAGTTCATCCTCGGCTGGATCACCGGGTACAACAACGCCGGAGCCGCCTGGACCATCACCGGTCCCGCCTCCCCCTGGGTGAATGAGGCACAGCTCACCCCGGCAGACAGCGGCGGCTATCCCAGCCAGCGTTCCGGGTACCAGATCGCCGCCAGCGAGGCTGCATTCACTTACTCGGGTACGACGAACACCACCGCGACTAATCTCTACTACCAGGCTGGCGTAGCAACTTTCAAGGGCGCAGGATCCGCTCAGGCGGGTCCGAAGTTCTATCCCCAGGGCGCGGTCCAGGCGAAACGGCAGCGGCTTCCCCTGCAGGGCAGGATCCGGTCCTCCCCCGGCGGACCCGCGTCCACGACGAGCATCGTCGCCACCGGGAAGATCACGTTCCAGCCTTTCGGGTCCCTGGGGTACGTCACCGGGACCGCGGGGCTGATGGACAGCACCCAGGCGCTGTCGGTACTGGACGCGATCCTGCTGCAGCAGCCTGTCGCGTCCACGGGGAATCTCACCCTGCGCCTGGGCAGCAGCTCCCCGGGTGCCGCCGCGGACATGACCGAGCTAGCGAATGGCAACGGCTATACCCAGGGCGGGCAGGTCTGCGCCTTCAATGCCGCGAGTGCGGGGGCTGCATTCAACTCGACAGCACTGACCTGGACGAATACCAGCGGGGGCTGGGAGATCACCGGACTGGAATTCTGGGATGAGTCCAATCCGGTGCACGGGGGGACAGGGGTCCGGTGGCTTTTCGCGGACTGGTCCGGGAATCCGGTAGCAGTTGCCGCCGGGAATACATTCGCAATCCCTTCCGGGTCGCTGGAAATCTTCCTACGGTGATAGAGGTTCAGTATGCCTTGCATGAACCGGCGCGGCTGCGCCGAGCGGTTCCGTGACCGTCTCAGCGTCAGTCAGCTTACCGCCATCCTTGCGCATCACGGCAGCTGCGCGGAATGCGGTAACGACGTGACCGATAATCCGCGGTTCGCTGATTCCGGGAAAGCCCTGGTCCCGTATTGCCCGGGGTGCTTTGAGGAACAGCGGGCAACAGGCGCGCCTGGACCGTTTGAGTACGGGAAGCCCCGGGTTTTCCCTCAGCGGACGCTGACAGATGGCTAATCCCGTTGGTCCCAGCGGCAACTGGACTCTCGTTTTCGAGGACGACTTTCCCGGGACCACTCTTAACACGGCTAACTGGACTGCCGTAAACGGCGCCGTCAACAGCGGCGTGACAACGAAATCGTCTTCCGTGTCCGTGTCCGGGGGCTACTGCCAGCTGATCCTCGCCGCCATGATCAACAGCAACTCGGTCAACGGGTTCCCCGGACCCTCCACCGGTCCCGAGTTCGTCGTCGGGAACTGCATCGAGGCGATGGTCAGCTTCCCCGGTCCGAGCGGGGACGAGGCGTACAACTGGCCGGCATTCTGGGCATCCGGGGCTGACTGGCCGGCGAACGGCGAAGAAGACATCTTCGAGAGCTATAACGGGACTCCCTCGGCGCTTAACTATCATACTTCCGAGGGCGCCAATAACGGTCCGTTCCCCAGCGGATCCTGGTGTAACAGCTTCCACACCTATACCTGCGTCCGGGGACCGGGCACCATCGACGTCTACTGGGACGGGGTGCTGGAGCGGAGCGTCACGCTCGTCGATGACGGCGGTCCGCAGTCCATCTTGTTCCTCATCGGGTCAGCCAATACTGTCTCCGATACCGCGGTGACGCTCGTCGAGTACGTCCGCATGTGGACCCCGGGAGGCAGCGGACCCACCGGGATCACCTCCACGGGCTCCATCTCCCTGCAGCCCCTGAAAACATCAGGGAATGCCAGCGCCACCACCGCCGGGAATATCACCCAGGATGCCTCCACCCCGGCGGTAGTCACGGCATCCGGGTCCGCGGGCAGCTCATTGACCACGGCGAGCTTCTCCCCCCCGGCGAATGCCCTGCTCGTGGTGATGACCAGCTTTGATTACCAGGCGGCTAATACCACCTCCCCCGTGTTCACGATCAGCGACTCGGCAAGCGGCACCTACACCGCGGGACCCTCGGTCTTCGACGGCTCCCGGGGGATAGCCGCGATCTGGACGAGGTATCTCTTCACTGCCCCCGGGGCTATGACCGTGAGCATCTCCAACTCCGGACCCAGCGCTACCCACGGGCAGATCCTCGCGGTGTACGTCCTGAACAACGCGGGCTCGGTGCAGACCGAAGCCGCCTCCGACACCGCGGACTCGGCTACCGCGGTCACCGCGTGGACCATGGGGATCACCACCACGGTCTCCGGGTCCTGGGTGCTGGCTGCCGCGGCAGGAGCGGCACTGGGGACGATCACCCCGCAGAGCACCACCACGGGCTTGGAGACCTACCAGGACTCCACGGACGAGGTGAGCCTGCTCACGGGCAAGCAGTGCGCCGCGACAGTAACCCCGGTTCACGTGAACCTGGGCTGGACTTCCTCGGTCGCCGGGGAATTCGCGCTGGCGCTGCAGGAGATCCTGCCCCTGATCACCCCCCCGCCGCCCCCGTTCGCGCTCACCATGCAAGCGGTCAAGCGCGCATCATCTTACTAAGGAGGCAGGCGGTGTTCCCGGCTTTCTCCTCTATCCCCGGGCAGTCCGTCCCAGGACGGTTCACTATCAATTATCCCGGGGGAGTCACCCCGGTGGTATCTGCGTATCGCTATTACGGGCAGTTCCCCGCGGTCTGGATGGACTACGAGAATGCCTTTCTCGGGGAGACGCTGTACGCGATCCCCGGGGAACTTTACCTGATTGATGTCGCGAACACCAGGCAGGGGCTCACCATCCCGCCGCCAGGTCCTTCCTGGAACCTCACCGAGGAGGAGGAAATGCTGCTGCTAATTGACATCACCCCTCCCCGAAAGCCCGATGACCCTGCCGTTATCCGCGCCAGGAATACTACGACGCAGCAAGCTCACAGAGACATGAAACGGCGCATGGAGATGCTCGCCAGGGGGAGAGCCTGATGGCTGTCGAGGTCTTCGCTAATAACTCGGCGACGAATGTCTCCTCTGGGGGAACGGACGCCCCGGCAGGCGGCACCATCGAGACCTGGACGGTACTGTCCTCCTCGTCTTTCCCTGCCGCGAGCAGTACCGCGACCCCGCCGACGCAGTTCCATGTCACCGACCCGGAAGCCTACTCCGAGGTCATTCTCGTCACCAATGTCTCAGGAAATACCTGGACCGTGACGAGAGGCGCGGAGAGTACCACTCCGGTGGCGCATTTGGCTGATTTCCAGGTGTACCAGGTGTCCACGGCAGGGGCGCTGACCCAGTTGCGCAGTACCGACTGGCTGAACGTGGTCACGATGTTCGGGGCTGACCCGACCGGTACGAATGATTCAACTGCTGCAATCCAGGCTGCCGTCACCGCCGTTCCTTCTTCCGGCGGGGTAGTCTACCTGCCCGCGGGAACTTATAAAGTCAGTACCACGATCACCTGCACTGCATCCGGCGTCTACCTGATAGGTGACGGTCCGTGGGTCACGACCATCAAGTTCACCGGGACCGGGGACTGCTTGCGCTGGTATGACGCCAGCACTTATACCACCCGGACAATCAACGGCGGCGGTCCGGTAGGCATCACGGTCAACATCAGCAGCTCCGGTTCGGGATCATGCGCCCTGCATGCCGGGGATATCCTGCAGTTCCGGTTCAATATCACGGTGGAAGGCTCGGGGAGTTCTTCCAGCACCGGCATTCACCTGGATAACCAGAACTACTGGACCGAGCAGGCGAACGGCGTCGCTTATATCGATTCGTGCACCCAGGACGTAATCTTCGACTGCGGCGGCGCGAGCACCTCGAACGGCAGTTTCGACCGGGGCGACTTCACCTTCTACCTGTCGCATAAGACCTTCACCGGGAACTGCATCACCTGGCAGAACGGCGCCTACCAGTTCGGCGGGTGGGTCCGCGTCTATGGCAACATCAACTCCAGCTCCAGCACCTTCACCAAGGCAGTGCTCGCCATCACCGGCTCAGCCCCCGGGGGGCATACCGCATCGTACTCCGGACTGCAGTGCGGGCTTGACATCAACGTGGAGTCTGATGAGGCGCAGACTTACACGTTCCAGACGATCAACTTCGGCAGCACGAACAACACGATCACGGACTCTTTCGGAAATGTCAACTTCGGCTCGGGAAACCAGTTCACCACTTCGAATATCACTAGCGTGTCCGGTCAGTTCACCTTTGAGGGGCCGGTGATCGGAGACAACACCCTGAACGAGATGACTCTCACCGGGCGGCTCGCCGTTCCCAGCGAGGCATTCTTTTTCTCCTCGGTGTATCTCGGGGAACTCGGATCGGCACCTTCCACCCCCTCGGGCGGGGGTCTGCTGTACGTGGACGGATCCGGGAACCTCTGGTATATCTCGCCCGGGGCGGTATCGACTGAGCTGTCGGCGGCAGTCACCTCGATCACGGCAGGGGACACCTCGATCACGGTAGGCGGAACCGCTGCCGCCCCGACCATTGAGACCGGATCGCTCGACAAGATCGCCGGTGATCACGTCACAGCAGGTTCCTGGTCGAACAACAACCACGGCATCACCAGCCTGGCGCTGGTGGGGCTTTCCGGGAGCACCGGCGCGACAGCGGCATCACGCTACGTCGGGGCAATAGCCTCAGGGTCCGCCCCGGCGTCAGGTACTTTCAATACCGGCGATTTCATTATCATCCAGACCGGGGGAATTGCTATCTGCACTGCAGGCGGCACCCCCGGGACATGGACCGCAATAACATAACAGGAGTTGTGTGGCAGGAATTTTCTGGGTAATGAACGCAGCATTCCCGACGACCGCGCCCCCGGTCAAGATGACCACCGGGACCTCCACCAAGACGCTGCTGCAGATAGCGACCCCTTCCACGACCTCGATCCAGGTCATCGAGTGGGGCATCTCCTTCGACGGGGAGGTCGTCTCCACCCCGATCGAGTGCGAGCTTGTGGATACCGAGACGGTAGGCGCGACCTCGCTCACCTCGGTGACCCCGGCTTTGTACGGGACGCCCACGGGGGAGGCAAGCCTGTGCGTCGGCGGGGCCTCCGCGACCGGGTTCAACTCGGGAAGTTCAACCGAGGGCAGCATTACCAATGTCCGCTACGGGGACGTGCAGCTCATCTCCCCGACGAACCAGTACGTGAAGCAGTTCCCGCTGGGGCAGTCATTTGTCGTGCCTGTATCTCATTTCCTGCGAATCCGGGTCACTGCAGGGACTGCCGTGAATGCGTACGCATATTGCATCTGGTCCGAGTTATGCTTTGTGATCGTCGCCCTCGTCATAACGGCTAGGAAAGGGGGGATTGTGTAGCACGCACCGGACGCTCCTTTCCCCTGAACTGGCTGAATAAGTTCCGCCCGGTCAAGAATGCCCCGATCCAGGTCGAAGCCGCCGCGGACCTCCCGGGTACCACCTCGGGACTGTTCCCCAGCACCCTGGAACCAGTAGTCACCCTGCCCGGGACCGCGAACCTCCTCTCGGAGAACGGTCCGCACGCGCTGCTGAACGCCGGGGCGACCCTGACCGCCGGGGGGCAGACTGAGGGGGCGGTCCTCCTCGCCGGGGCTGGGAACATCGCGGCGCAGGGCACCTCCTACAGCAACCCCTCGGTCATCCAGCAGGTCACCGGGAGCAACACCGACGGCTACGGGATGGGCACCTCCACGATGTCCACGTCCGACGGGAGCTTCCTGGTTGCCTTCCTCGGCTGGGACACCACCAATGCGAACCTCTCGCTGACTGAGCCCGCGAATCCCCCGCCGTACTGCCCCGCGGTGAATGTCACTGATTCCGCGGGCAACCTGTGGCAGCAGATAGGGATCACCGTCTCTCAGGGGTATTCTTCCCGGTGCGCGGTCTGGGCGTGCGCCAATGCGGCAGAAGTCACCTGGGTCTCGGTGGGGCTGACCGGGTTCGCCGCGAGCCTCGCCTGGACTATCGCCGAGATGGCGAACATGCCCCAGGATATCGGGCTTGATTTCTCCTCCGGGGATACCACCGCTCCCCTGCAGGTTGATTCCCTGACTCTCGCAGGTGATGCGGCCGGTTCCTCGGACATCGTGTTCACGATGCTGGCGCTCCCGGTGAGCACCTCGGTCAATCCTTCCGTGACTTCCGGTCCCGGGGGATTCACCGCGCTGGATTCCGTGGTAGCAGGCGTCTCCGGGGGCTCTGGGATCGCGATCTACCCCTACTGGCAGTACGGGGTCACCGAGGGAACCGTCGAAGCCGAGTACTCGATCAATGCCACCGACGTGATGGCGGGAGTAGTCGCCGGGGTCTCCTCGGATGCCGCGGGACCCCCTCAGGAGAGCTTCAGCTTCCCCCTGGTCATTGTCGAGGCAGCCTTCGGGGCATCCCCGGGGGATCTCACCAAGTCCGTGGACTACCTCGTGGACAACGAGGGGATCTACTGGACCGATATCAGCGAGCGGGTCCTCGGGGACCAGGCGCAGTCCCGGATCACCTGCTCCCGGGGCAGGCAGTACGAGCTGTCCCAGGAGGAAGCCGGGGAACTCACCGCGTACCTGAGCAACCTCGACGGGGCATTCGCCCCCGGGAATACCGCATCCCCGTATTACAGCAATGCGCTCAACGAGAATATGTCATTCGAGCTGACGACCGACCCGTGGACCCCATACGGGAATGCCACCCTTGCTCAGTCAGCTGCTTATGCCTACACCGGGAACTGCTCACTGCAGGTCACTCCCGACGGGGTGACGGCTGATCCCGGGGCATCCTCGGAACTGGTCGATATCACCGGGACCGCGGGACGCATCGGATCCCAGGTGGCAGCCTCGCAGATCTTCGTCAACTCCGGGTCCTGGACAGCCCCCGCGGGGATCTCCGCGGTGACAGCCGAGTGCTGGGGAGCCGGAGGCGGCGGCGGGGGTTCCGATGCCACCGCGAATTCCGCCGGCGGCGGCGGCGGCGGCGGCGAGTATGCCGCGGCAGGCATCGGGGTGACCCCGGGGAACAGCTACTCTTTCACCGTGGGTGCCCCCGGGACCGGGGGTAACGGGTCAGGCACCGAGACGATCACCGTCACCTACCTGAGCCCGACTATCTGGACCGCGCCTGAAGGCGTCACCTCCGTCCAGGTGCAGTGCTGGGCTGGCGGCGGTAACGGCGCGGGAGCCACATCTGCCGGAATCGGCGGCGGCGGCGGGGGAGGCGGCGAGTATGCCGCCGAGACTGCCGTCGCGGTCACCCAGGGGCGCTCCTATGACATCAACGTCGGGGGCGTATCCGGGAACTCCTCCTTCACCGGGGACTCCAAGACCGTGACGGCGCACGCCGGGGGGAACGCCAGCGGGTCTTCCGGGGGTGCCGGGGGAACGGGATCTTCCAACACCACCCACTATCCCGGGGGCGCCGGGGGCAACGGCGAGACCTTCCAGTCCGGGACCTCCGACGGGGACACCTTCAACGGGGAAGACGGCGCCGGCGGTCAGGTGACCAACACCGTGACGATCGACACCACCCTGAACTTCAACAACGAAGCCATCACCGAGATGACCATCACCTGCGGCGGCGGCGGCGGGGGGGGGCAGGGCGGCGGTGCCTTCGGCGAGGGCTACGGCGGCGGCGGCGCGGGCGGCGGGGGTTATGCCTCCGGGGTCATCCCGGTAACAGCAGGCTTGGTCTACACGCTGTACTGCGGCAACGGCGGCTCCGGCGGGGATAACGGCACCGACGGGCAGTCCGGGGGCTACTCCGGGGTCACCGGGAACAGCGGTTCCCAGGTCATCGCGTACGGCGGCGGCGGGGGCAACAACAACGGGCTGGGCGGAGCCGGGGGCGGTGCATCAGGCTATGCCGGGGGCTACGCGATCGGGGGTTCCGGCGGCGGTGACGGCGCGAGACCCGGCGGCGGCTACATGGGCGGCGGCGGCGGCGGGGCCGGCGGCGGCGGCGAGAACGGCGCAGGACAGGACGCGCACCCGAGCGGGACCACGACCCGGCAGCCGGGAATCGGCGGCGGCAACGGCTCCGGCGGCGGCTGGGGCTCCTCCAGCCTCGGCTCCGGGGATGACACCGGCGGCGGCAACGGCGGCGACGGGAACGGGAACTTCGGCGGCGGCGGCGGCGGCGGGGCCGGCTCCGACACTCTCACCACCGGGGCTGCCGGGGGCACCGGCGGCGCGGGCTGGATCTCCTACGCCTACGGGAACCTGCTGGACACCCCCCTCGGCGGCGGCGGCGGGAGTTCTGCTGCCCCCTCGGGCGCGGGCAGCGCGGGCGGCACCACCACCGACACGGGCACGGCAGCCCTCGGCGGGACTGCCCTGACCTCGGGCGGCGGCGGCGGCAACGGCGGCATCCCCACTATTCCCGCGCAGGCGGGAGGTGCCCCGGGCGGCGGCGGTGGCGGCGGCTACAGCACCGCCGGGGGTTCCGGCGGCGCCGGTCAGGTCATCATCACCTACACCACGACCACCTCGGTGTCCTCGGGGACCGCCGGAGGCTACACCAGCTTCCCCGGGGACTCGGCAGCGGTCACCGCGTACGGGGGTCTCGGCGGTTCCGAGGGGATCTCCGGGGGGCAGGGCGCAGGCGGTTCAGGCGGTTCCGGCTCGGTCAACTCAGTCAATTACAACGGCGGCGCGGGAGCATCCGGCGTCTCCGCGACCGGGTACGGCGGCGGCGGCGGCGGCTCCGGGGGCACCTCCTCGGCAGGCAACGCAGCCAGCGGCATCACCGGGGCTCCCGCGGTCACCGGGGGAGCATCCGGCGGCGGCGGCGCGTACGCCACGGGCACCGGACTCGATATCGCCCCTGTCACCCCCTCGGTAGCAGGAGGCGGGGGAGGCGGCGGCGCCGAGAACGCGGGCTTCTCCGCGGCAGCCGCGGGAGCCCCGGGGCAGATCAGGCTGACTTACACCCCGAGCGGGACAGTCAGCGCCTCTGCCTGGTTCTACGTGCCTGCCGGGTGGTCTCCCGGAGGTCAGGTGAACATCACCTGGTACGACTCGGGGATGGCGGAGATCTCCTCGACGCAGGGACCTCTCGTCCCTGTCCCGGCGGCAACCTGGACGCAGGTCGCGAGCACCGATGTCAGTTCTCCCCCCGGAGCCGAGTACGCGGTCTTCACCCCGGTGCTCTCCGGAACCCCGTCAGCCTCGGACGTCTTCTATATTGACGAAGCCGCGATCGTCCCCGGGTCCGCGGTGGTCCAGACGGGTCTGGTCCGGCTGGAGACCCCGGTCAGGGTCTCTGCCTGGTGGGCGGGACGCAGGTACCCGATCTGGTTCGGGTACGTGGAGAGGTTCCCGCAGGAGTGGCCGGAGCTGCCCCAGTGGGGCATGTCCCAGATGGCCGCGACCGACGTCGTGAGCGTCGCCTCCGCGGTGAGCATGTTCTCCGCGATGCAGGGCGAGATCCTCGCGGACAACCCCTACAGCTACCTCCCGTGCAATGAGCAGTACACCTCCTCGGAGGAAGGTCCGACCCTGCAGTTCAGCCTCCTGGACGCGAACGGGCTGGTCGCGCTCAACTACGCGCCGCAGAACCAGACCCCGGGAGTCTACGGGGACGGGCTGAATTCCGCGGTCTACACGGGACTTCCCGTCAACCTCCTCGGGGACCAGAACACGGGTCTCGGGACCTCCAATTACCAGGCGCAGGATTCCGGGGACCGGGGACCCGCGGTCCTGTACTACGATCCGCAATTGCCCGTGAATTCCTCGGGCTCAGGTCTGACCATCGAATTCTGGTTCACCTATGACGGGACCGTCCAGGACTGCACCCTCCTGACAATCTACGGACCCCCGAGCACCTTCAAGGCTCCGGCGAGATCAGGTAACGGGGCTCTGGGCTATGTCCTGGTCAACGGGACATCGAGCATCGTCTCGGTACACGGACCCGGGAATGCCGTGCTCAGCTTCCCCATCGTCCTGAACGCGAACAACCCGCAGCAGCTCGTGCTGGTCATGACAACCTCCAACGGGGATACGAACGTCTACTTCAACGGGGCACTCCAGGGCACTGTCATCCTGGGAGTCTCGGAGACTTTCTACGCGGTGAACCTGGGTCCGGGAAGGTACTCCTACGACGCGGACAACGCGTATTCCTATGAGTCCTTCAATTACACCGCGGCACATCTCGCGATCTACTCTTACCAGCTGACCGCGCTGCGGATCGCATCTCACTACAACACCGGGTTCACCGGGGCATCGGGAGTGAGCGCGGCGCAGAGATTCGCGCAGATCCTCACCTGGGCGACCCTGGGACTGAAACGCGGGTACTACTGGTGGCAGGGAGCCACCGGGAACCCGGAGGTCACCCAGATCGGGAGTGCCTACGCGCTCAACGGGAGTTCAGCGGCAGATGCCATCAACGGACTGGAGCAAGCCGAGGACGGGCATTCCTATGCGCAGGCGAACGGGAGCTATGTCTACCTGGAGCGCTGGGGAACCTACAATCTCTCCTCGCAGGCGACCTTCGGGGATATCCCGGTCCCGGCAGGCGGGGTCGCGTTCAGCCCCAGCACCTTCAGCGGCGGAACAGGCACCTGGACCGCGACGAATGCCGCGCTGACCTTCTCTCAGGCGCAGGTCTACTACGGGACCGGGAGCGCGCTGCTGACCCCGGCCGGCGGCGGCGCCCTGTTCGCGCTGATGAACTCCGAGTCGTTCGCTGTGTCATCAGGGGATGTCTATCTCGCGGAAGCCTGGGTCTATTCTGTCAGCGGCTGGGACACCATCCAGATCGGGTGCGACTGGTACGATGCCAACGGCGACTACCTCTCTACCACCGCGGATGTCCTCGCGGCCCCCCCGGGAGCCTGGGCGTACATTTCCGCCTCGGATCTCATGACGGTCACCGGAGCCGTCTCGGGGCAGATGCGGATTTCCCAGATCGGGTCACCCGGATCAGGGAACCTGCTGTACGTGAGCTACGCCGCGGCTATCTCCGCGAGCCCGGAGATCCCGTATCTGCAGGACACCACATTCGATTACGATAATTCCTACCTGTATAACCAGGTGCAGACCACCCAGCAGTCCGGTCCCAACACCCTGGTGATCGCGAGCGAGCGGAACATCCCCTCAATCGGTCTCTACTTCGACAGGTCCGCGCTGACATTCACCTCGGACGCGGTGAGCCCGTATGACATCTCCGACCTGACCACGTGGTCACTGGCGAAATACGGGAACCCGAGCCTGCACCTGAAGCAGGTGACCGTGGACGCGGCATCTGCTCCCTATTCCGCGTTCAGCCAGCTATTGCACCTTGATATAGGCGATATAGTCACCGTGATAAGGCGTCCCGTCGGAGCCCCGCCGATATCTCAAGCCTGTATAATTGAGAGAATCGAGCATAATATCGGAGCATCCTACTGGCGCACGACATTTCAGCTGTCTCCGTACGCTGTCGGAAATGCGGTTATGACCGTGGACGGGTCTGATAATACACCTGGCAGTTTCAATCTCGGCTGGTAGGGAGAGGGGGATAAAGAATGCCGACAGCACCGAGTACCTGGTATTCTGGACCTCTTTCCCCTCAGCAACTGAATACGAACCTGTATTCCTTCAACGGCAGCGGCTACGGAGCGAATGGCATCCTGTTCCATGCCCACAGGACTGTCCTGCACGAGAGCATGTCCCAGAGCGCGCTGTTCACCGTGAGCACCGCGGGCACCTGGAACCGGTTTCCTAATACAGCCACCACGGCATTCAGCATCCTGGACACCGGGGCTCTCTTCGGGAGCGGCTGCGATAATCCCGGGGGATACGCCCTCTACCAGTTCATCCCGAATGCTATCGCAGGCTCCGGGATAGGATACACCCCGGGGGCTACCACTATCCTGTCTGCCGCGACCGCGCCGAGCGTCCCGCAGGGCGCCGGGGGGAATTACCTGGTCTCGCATTTCGCCACCGGGCAGACCGCGAAGACCGGACCTGCCGCGATCGGCGCCGGGATGTACTACAGCCCGGGGCTCCCGGCGGAGGAGGATTTCGTCTCCACCGGAGCCATCCAGGCGCACACCACCACCGTCCAGGGCTGTGCTCCCTATCTTGACCTGATCAACGCGGGCGGGAATGCCTCCGGGACCGTCGCGTCCCCGGTCGCGTACCAGCAGATCGCGAGCATCTACGTGCCGCAGGGATTCTGGACCGCGAACTGGACCGTGGTCATCGCCGGGACCGCGAGCAGTGCCGATGTCAATAACTTCTCGATGATCCTCGGGGTCGCCACGATCGCGACCTCCTCCAATTCCGGGGCGGTCGGGTCCTACCCCCAGGCGGGGCAGTACCTCTACGTCACCTCCCCTGCCGGGGAGTACGTCTCGGTCACCGCGGGGGCGGTCGCCCCGACGAGTGCCGCCACGTACTCCACCGCCATCTTCGGGCACGACATGCCCGGGACCGGGAACGGGAGCATCTTCCAGCCTGCCGGATTCTACGCGGATGCCTCCGCGACCTCAGAGCAGCTCCCGGCGAACGCGACCGATACCGCCGGGTTCACCCCGAGGCACACCTGGGTCTGGGCGTCAGTGACCCAGCAGGGCACCCTGGTCACCCAGAACCCCAACCCGTACACCCCGGGCGGGGACCTTACCGGGTGGTCTGCTGCCGGAGGCTCGATCACCGCGGCGACCCCGCCTCCGGGGAACCCGCCGCCGGTGCCCTCGGGGGTGCTGCTGACGCCAGGCGGGTCCACCGCCGCCACGGTGACAGCCGGGTCTTTCAGCGTCACCCCGGGAACCGGGTACCAGGTGGTGACGAATTTCTTCCCCAGTGGTATGCAGGGCTGCACGCTGGCTACCGGGTTCATGTGGTACGGCTCCTCGGGCAACCTGCTGTCCTCCAGCAGCGCGAGCTACGTCACTGCCAACGGCGAGAGTTCCTACACCTGGACCCCGGTCACCTGCTGGGGGACAGCCCCGTCTTCCGCGGTCACCGCGGTGCCCTACGGGGGGCTCACCGGGGGAGCGGTCCCCGCGACCGCAACTACGTACCTCGCCGGGATCGCGGTCGTCGGGCAGGTGCCGGCACCGCAGGCTTCCTGGTCCGGGGGGATCACCTCGGCATTGATGAACGGTCCGTCCGGTCCCCTGCAGGCACTGACCTTCCTGAACAACCCCCCGGCGCTGCGCCAGGGGATGTTCACTGCGCCCTCGATCCCGAATGCCGCGAATACGGTGGTCGTGTTCAATCCC